TTACACTCTTGATAGATGGAGAGCATTTGGGCAAACATCTGATGGTGTATTTACCGTTACTCAAGATTCTAGTTCACCTAGCGAATTTAGTAAATCTTTAAAAGTAACAGTAACAACCGCGGATACTGATATTACTTCAAGTCAAACTTATCAGATTGGACAAATTATTGAGGGTTTAAATACCATAGATTTAGCCTGGGGAACTTCTGCGGCAAAGAGTGCTATTTTATCTTTTTGGGTAAAATCAAGTGTAACGGGAACTTTTGGGGGGGGATTAAGAAATTCTGGTTCTAGTCGTTCTTACCCATTTTCTTATACAATAAATACTGCTGATACTTGGGAAAAGAAAACAGTAACTATTGGCGCTGAAACAACTGGAACTTGGGTAAAAGATGCTGGCAGTGGAATCAGAATGGATTTTTCTCTAGGTGCTGGTTCTAATTTTCTCGGAACTGCTGGTGCTTGGAATACAAATAATAATAATGGAGCAACTGGTCAAACAAATATAATTGCAACCGTGAATGCTACTTGGTTTATTACTGGAGTTCAGTTTGAAATTGGTTCAGTCGCTACCGCTTTCCAAACTGCAACAGGAACCTTTCAGGGCGAACTTGCGGCCTGCCAAAGATATTTCCAAAGAATTGGAAACAATGCCAGTCCCTATTACATGTACACTTGTGCTGCGGTAGAGGGTGTCTCAACTTTATGGGGAGCTGTACCATTGCCAGTAACAATGAGAGTAGTTCCATCTATGAGTGCAACATCAAGCGGAAATACTTTTACTTTTTTAGGATATGGAAACGTAGCATCATCTTTTATATACTTAGATACTGCACAAAGTTCACAAAGTTCTATTTGCATGGGATCTAATACAATAAGCGGATTAACTGCAAATCAATCTAGATATATAAGAAACTTAAATGATTCATCTGGAACATACATATCGCTATCGGCGGAGTTATAATATGATAAATTACGAAGAAGTATCTACAGACTATGGCATTAGCATTAAAAGAACAGATGCCGATGGTTCCGTTTGGTTTATTCCAACAAACACAGCAAACTCTGACTATCAGGCATATCTAAAATGGCTGGAGGAACAAAATGGCTAAAAAGATAAGAGTATGGGATGGAAGTGCATGGCAAGATGTTGCTCCTGCATTACCTTATACCGCCGTCCATTCTGCACAGGCATCAATGCCATCAACTGCAGTTGACGGACAAATTTGGTTAGACACAGATGCATCAGTCCCATCAACAACAGTAACTCGTTGGTATAAACTGCCAACGGCAGGAACTACAACATTATCTGGTAATGATGATAACTCTATCCCATTAGCATATACTCCAGGGTATGAACAAGTATTTTTAAATGGAACATTGCTTTCTAGATCTGCCGCCGATTATACTGCAACAACAGGAACATCAATTGTATTGTCTTCAGCAATTGTGGCGGGAGATATCGTAGAAATAATTTGTCCACTTCAAATAACAACTACAGATACATATACACAGGCTGCTACAAATGCAGCATTTCAGGCAAATACAAATAACTTTGCTGCTGGAAAGAATAAGATTCTTAATGGAGCGCTAGATATTTGGCAACGTGGAACATCATTTACTGCTGGAGGTTACGCAGCAGATAGATGGAGAATTTCTAATGGGGCAGGCAATTCAGTTTCTTTTTCACAACAAGCGTTTACATCTGCTACAATTCCAAGCCCTGGATATGAGTACCAGTATTTTGCCAGAATTCAAAGAACTACTTCCGTAGCTGACACGTATTTGTTATCAAGACATGAGGACGCTAGAACACTTGCTGGACAAACTGCAACACTTTCATTTTGGGCTAAATCAAGTTCTTCATTTAGCGTAAACGCAACAGACATATACATGTATCAATACTTCGGGGATGGTGGCTCTGGAGCACAGGCTAGTACAATAAATAATTCAGCTGTCACATTTAGAACTTCATGGAACAGATATACTTTTACATTTAACGTTGCATCTGTAATGTCTCAAACAATTACAACAAGAAATTTTTTTGAAATTGCAATAAAATTAGGTTCAGCAATTGGAAACTTTACATTAGATACTTGGGGATGGCAGTTAGAAGCAGGATCGAACGCCAGCGCTTTTCAAACTGCAACAGGAACTATTCAGGGCGAATTAGCTGCCTGCCAAAGATATTTTGAAATATTAGACACAACTAATCAGAATGACTGGATAGGCGATTACTATAATACAACAACTTGTTATGCACCTATTTTTTGGAAAGTAACAAAAAGAGTTGCCCCCACTTTAACTTTACCAGCAGCCTCCAGTTTTATTGTTTGGAATGCTGGGGCAGCAAATACTCCATCTGCTGTCGGAACAGATACCCTGCTTACAAATGGCGGAAGTATTTATGGAGTAACATCTGCAAGAACTGCAGGAAGTGCTGGACGTTTACGTTTATCATCAAATACAATATCAGTAAGTGCGGAGTTATAAAATGACAAATTATGAAATTGCTGTATCAGCACTAGACAATTCTGAAATAATTAAAAGAATAAATGAAGACGGCACTGTATCTTGGATTCCTAGAGATATAGCTAACTCAGACTATCAAGAATATTTAAAATGGATAGAGGCAAATAATGAGTAGAGCATTAGATACAGCTAAATCTCAACAGAGTAATTCTGGTCCTATCCCGCCGTATGTTGCAGGTAAAAATGCAGTAATAAATGGCGGATTTGATATTTGGCAACGCGGTACAAGTTTTACTGGTGCCGCTTATTGTGCCGATAGATGGTTTTCTCAAACAAGCGCTGGAACTACAACGTTTGCTCGTGAATCTACTATTGTTCCTACTGGTTCACAATATGCAATGAAATGGACTCAGGCAACAGCAAGCGCATATGTAAATATTCTTCAAGCAATAGAAACATCAAATGCAACTCAGTTTGCTAATAAAATAGTAACTCTATCTGCTCAAGTTGCAGCTTCTGCAAGCCAAGGAGTTACGCTTGAGCTTTATTATGCAACTAGTGTTGATAAAACAATTGCTGGGGCGGGATGGATTCAAATAACTCCATCAACTACAGCAAACTTTACACCATCCTCTACCACATACATTCCAGCAAGTACTAATTTTTTTGTACCCTCTACTGCAAAATCATTAATGGTTGCAATAACAACATCAGGAATGGTTTCAGGAAATACGTTTTATGTAGATCAAGTCCAATTAGAATTAGGTTCATCTTCAACTTCATTTAGCAGAGCAGGCGGAGATATTCAAGGCGAACTTGCAGCATGCCAAAGATATTATTATAGATTAGGTGGAGGACACGTGTATGATAATGTTTCTATAACTGGTTTTCAAGCTTCTTCTACAATTTATTACTCAATGCATCAGCATCCAGTATCAATGCGAGTAAATCAACCTTCATTAGATTTTGCTAATTTGCAAACTTCTTCAGGAGTTTCAGTAAGCGCTCCAGGAGTTCAAACTACTGGTTTATTGTATTTAATAGCTTGGAGTACTGGAAGCACATCAACTGGATCACCAATATATTTAAGAACTGCAAATACCCTTAATGGATATCTAGGATTTTCAGCGGAATTATAAGGAGATAATAAATGCCTAATTTAGGAAATACAACAAGACCTGCTTATGTATATGATGCAGAGACAGATACATGGGTTCCCGTCGGAGTAGGGGCACATACTCATAGTGATATACCAAATACATTGGTAGATGCTAAGGGTGATCTTATTACCGCCACCGCCGATAACGTTCCAGCCCGACTTGCAAAAGGAGCGGACGGAACAGTATTAGTTGCAGACTCTTCTACTTCAACAGGATTAGCATGGCAGCCATATGCTGCACAACAGGTTGCTGGGAAAAATGCAGTCATTAATGGTGGCTTTGACATTTGGCAAAGAGGAATTTCAAGCACAACACTTGGAAATTATGCTACCGCAGATCGTTGGGCTCAAGGAACATTTAGCGGAACTGGAACTTTTGCACAAGATTCTTCAAACATTGCCCCTAACAATCAATTTTCAATGAGATTTACTGCATCTTCTACTTGTCAACCATATCTTGTATCTGTTATTGAAACACAAAATGCTTTAATTTATGCTGGTCAGCAAGTAACTTTAAGTGCTTACTTAGCAACATCAACATCTGCAAATGTGCAATTATCTATACAATTTACAACATCAACAGATAGTGCTTGGAATGCAATTTACACAGGTTTAACTCCTACATCTGGAACAGATATCGTAACAACTACCACTACATTGGCTCGCAAATCAGTAACTTATAATATTCCTTCAAATGCTAGGACTTTAAGAGTTATAATTGTTTCATCTGGAACTATGGCTACATCTTCAACTTTAACGGTAGGAGCGGTCCAGCTTGAGTTGGGTCCTGTCGCAACTCCATTTTCACGAGCAGGCGGAACTATCCAGGGCGAACTTGCTGCCTGCCAAAGATATTATTGGAGATGGAATGCAAATGCTACATATTCAATGTGTGCATATGGAGCATTTTATACAACTTCTCAAGCAAAATTTATTATGCCAACTCAAATAATGAGAACGCCTCCGTCTGCTATAGATTTTGGTGGAATATTTAGATTAGCCGATTGGACTAACTATTCAGACGTAAATGCTTTTACTTTAATATCTTCAACAGAGCTAAGCAATCCTCCAGGAATTATTGCACAGGCTTCATCAGCAATCTTTGCTAATTTTAGGCCTGCTTTTTTAACTGCATCAAATAGCGCAACAGCCTACATTGGGTTTAGCGCAGAACTATAAAAGGAGAAAAAATGCTAAATTATCAAACAGTAACAACTGAAAATATGGACGGAACAACAACAGATCACATTATTATAGATCGTGGGAATAATGAATTTACTTCATTCCCCGCAGTTGATGGAAACCCTGCATATGAAGCTTTCAAGTTACAACTAGAAGCAGAAGCAGCGGAATAAAAATATGTCATATCAGCTCAAGATAATCAAGGATTACCCAATTGCTTTTTTGCCGTTGGATGAATCTTCTGGTACTACTGCTGCTGATATTTCAGGATGTGGTAATAATGGAACATATGTAGGATCTCCTGCAGCAAACATGTTGCCAATTATTCCAGGCGGGGGATCAGGAACTAAGATAACCAATGCCGCTTATATAACAGTTCCAACATCAAAAGACTTTTATGGCTCCACCGTTTCAAACGGGCTGGGGAATAAATACTCTTCAGACAATGACTTTACATTAGAATTATGGGTAAGCCCATCTATTCAAACATCTACACTAACCACACTATTTGCAGATACTACAGACAACATCGGATTGTATTGGGAAAAAGGAGATATTGTATTTAAAGTTACAGATACAGAACAAATTAGATGGGCTGTATCATATAGCAAAAAAGCAATGCACATTGTAGGAGTGTATCTAGTTGATTCTATTAAGTTATTTATTGACGGTAGACAAGTAGCAATTAAATCTATAGACCCCGCATTTAAATTTACAAACGTTTCCCTAGACTTGCAAATTGGACCAACCTCAAATGTATCTGATTCTTTTATTGTGGATGCTCCAGCGGTATATAGATATGGCCTAACAGGGGAAAAGATAGCAGAACATTTTAATGATGGCAGCTCTTACATCCAGCCAATCCATGTAGCCCACCCAGAAAACGGAACAATATTTTCTTGCTCAGATATCAATAACAGAGTAGACTTTGATTATATATATGGAGTAAATAGGCCCTGGGACGAAATAATAGACTCTAATACTTATTATGATGAAACGGCGCAATATGTATCTTTTATTCCCACTACAACTGCTACAGCAAAAACATCAGTAATTGAAGACTTTTTATTTATTCCAACAGCAAGCGGGTTTACAAATTCAAAAATTGAGTGGCGCAATGATTTAGGTATTGTAGTTGAAACTAGCATAGACGGAACTAATTATGTTGTATGTGAAAACGGAGATTCTATCCCTCAATACACAAAGGGATCATTTAATTCCAGCGGAGTCCTTTATATAAAAATTACAATGTCTACTACAGATGCCAGCAAGTTCTTGCCCAGACTTTCTTATTTCTCAATTAGGTTCTACAGAGAGTCCCTGATATACGCAGACAACTCAAATAGTTATATTGGATCTAATACTCAATTCAGGGTGGGGTCATTAAATTACTCACCATTAATTAGACACTATGACAATGGGATTAGGGCTAAAGCAGGATATGGATTTGATTCTAATATTGGATTAAACATAAGTACAGTAGAGATGTTTTTTACTCCTAAAACAAATGGCGCAAACACTTTATTCTATCATGCAGCATCTGGTACTAAGTATGCCTGGAATGCCTCTCAGGTGGTCTCTAAGGCCTCTATAAGCCATCTTTACGTCAATGGTGTAAGTCGGACATCAGAAACAAATGTAAACAGTTTCCTCGTCCCAGGAGAGCCACATCACATAGTTTTAGTATTTGCATCTCCTATAACAGGTGTATTTAAATTTAATTATGAGTCTGCTGGCGGGCCAGACAATCTATACAACAACATTGCTTTATACCCCAGAGTCCTTTCATCTACAGAGATAGACACCCATTTTGATTTATATTGTTCTAAACCCGCAACTTCAGTTGTTGATCCAGCCATCAATGTGACAGAAGCAGCACCAGAGTACTATGATAACGACTGGATTGTGGTACAAAGTATATAAATTTGTCATATCCCTTGACAAAAAGCTGGACTTAGACAGCAGATAATGGTAAAATAAAGTCATATGAACATCAATAAGACGAATACAAAAATTTTAGAAGAAGAATCAACCCTGGGCATATATGTCTGGGAAATGCCTGACGGCAGATGGATTGGAGATGACGATGGAAACTTTCTTTCAGTCACGGCCAAAAAAGGAAATAGATCCCTCATCGATGCTCTGGCTAGAGAAGTTCGCTCATTTGGTATATATGAAGGCGGGCCTAAGTTTCTTTCCGCTAGGCGCAAAATTAACGACGAAGAATTTGCACAACAAAAGCAAAGACTTGAGTGGGGACTAGTTCCAGATCCATTGGATATTGGAAACTATAAAGACGAAATGAAAAAGTTGGGTAAACTAAGATGACAAAATTTGTAGAAGATGATGACTCACAAGATATTGTAGTTTCAAACGTGGCGGACTGGATGAAGTTTAATACTCCCAGAGAAGAAACAACTACGGACCTATTTAAGGTAAGCGGAGAAGAACTAACAAAAATTTCAGGACTTAGCCCAGCATTTCGTCGTAAGATGAATCGTGATTTGCAAAAGAGATTCCAAGGAATTGATGGAACAGAAACACAGCAGAATCTATTGCAGCAAGCAGTCACTGGCTATGCAATGTTTGATCTTGTTGAGCCACCATACAACCTAGATTATCTATCAACTATTTACGAAATTTCTCCGTACAACTATTCAGCAATTAACGCCAAGGTTTCAAATATCGTTGGACTAGGCCATGACTTTGTTGAGACAAGAAAAACAATGGAAGCCTTTGACAATATTTCAGATGAGAAGTCATTAGACAGAGCTCGTAGAAAGCTAAATAGACTACGTCAAGATTTATACGATTGGCTTGAGAATTGCAACGAAGAAGAAACATTTACAGAAACATTAATTAAAGCATACACAGATGTTGAAGCAACAGGAAATGGCTATATTGAAATTGGCAGAACATCTTCTGGCAAGATTGGATATATCGGTCACATCCCAGCAAAGACTATGAGAATCCGTAGACTTCGTGATGGCTTTATTCAATTGCTTTATGGCAAGGCAGTATTCTTCCGCACATTTGGAGATCAGGAAACAGAGAATCCAATTGCAGGCGGACTAGATAGACCTAACGAAATTATTCATCTTAAGAAGTACACCCCTACAAATAACTATTACGGTATTCCAGATATTGTAGCGTCATCAAATGCAATGGCAGGAAATGAATTTGCTGGTAAGTATAACCTTGACTATTTTGAGAATAAGGCGGTGCCCCGTTATATTATTACAGTAAAGGGAGCAAAGCTTTCTACAGAGTCAGAGCGTAAATTACTTGAATTTTTCCAGGTCGGGCTAAGAGGAAAGAACCATAGATCTCTATATATTCCGCTTCCTGCAGACTCCCCAGACTCTAAGACTGAATTTAAAATGGAGCCAATTGAGGCAGGAACTCAGGAGTCTTCATTTAACGTATATCGTAAATCAAATAGAGACGAAATTCTTTTATCTCACCGTGTTCCAATTAATAAAATTGGAACTCCAGAAGGAGTTAACTTGGCGGTGGCTAGAGATGCTGATAAGACATTTAGAGAGCAAGTATGCCGTCCAGCACAGATGAATTTGGAAAAGAAATTAAATAAGATTATTGAAGAAATGACAGATGCTTTAATTCTCAAATTCAATGAGCTAACTTTGACCGATGAAGATACTCAATCCAAAATCGATGAAAGATATTTAAGGATGCAGGTAGTAACTCCCAATGAAATTAGAATTAGAATGGGCATGGTCCCAATTGATGGTGGAGATAAAGTTGTAGAATTGAAACCACAGGCACAGGCAGAAGTTAGAGCACAGGCAGGTAAAACCAGAACTAGAGATTCTGAAAGGTCTGCAAATTCCCCCGATATTTCTGGAGAGGGAAGAAATGCTCAAGGAGACGGAAGACAAGTCGACTGACCCTGCTCAACCATTATTTGCCTTATATACGATAACGTTATAAAATTAAGCATATGAACATTGAAAAATCCTTATGGTCTTCCAATGGCGATCAGATAGCTTTATCGGTCCCATTTACTAAAGTCAACCGTGAAAAGCGTACTGTCTCAGGTTTTGCAACACTAGACAATGTTGATCAGACAGGTGACGTAGTTACCATGGAAGCAAGTATAAAAGCTTTTGAAAATTTCCGTGGAAACATTCGTGAAATGCACAGCTCAAACGCAGTAGGAAAAATGATTTCATTTAAGCCAGAAACATACTATGATGCTAAGGCGCAAGAATTTTATAACGGAGTTTATGTAGATGCATACGTATCTAAGGGCGCTCAGGATACCTGGGAAAAAGTTCTAGACGGAACTCTAACAGGATTCTCAATCGGCGGAAAGATTATTGAATCAGATAACGAAGTTAACAAAGCAACTGGTAAGACTGTAAGATTTATCAAGGATTATTCTTTGATGGAACTTTCAATTGTCGACTCTCCAGCAAATGAACTATGTAACATCCTTTCTATCTCTAAGATGAACGGCGAACTAATATTTAAAGGAATAGCAACTGAAGTTAAAGCAGAAAACATTTTTTATTGTGCAGACTCAGACTCAGTATTTATTTCAACAGAATCATCATATGATTCCCCAGTTACAGGAAAGCCTGCAACATTAATTGGATGGGTAGAGTCAAATGATGTTAACAAAGCAAAAGAGATAAACAAGATTCTTGATTTACATAAAAAATCAAGATTGTCCACGCCTGAAACACAAATTGCAAAACAGGCAGACATAGAAGGAGGTAATGAAGTGTCAGAGAATACAGAAAACACAACAGTCGAAGAGACTGTAGTAGCAGAAGCACCAGTTGTTGCTGAAGAAGCACCAGCAGTTGAAGAAGCACCAGTAGAAGACGCTCCTGCCGAAACTCTAGAAAAAGCAGCCGATGTATCAGAAGTTATGGTTGATGAACCTGATTTTGCTAAAATGCTTGGCGACCTTAAGGGATTTTTCTCAGAGACATTGAATAAGGCTTCAGAAGCAAATGCAGTACAGGTTTCAACAATTAAAGATACAGTTGAAACGTTCAGCAAGAGCGTAGATAGCCGAATTTCAGAGTTGGCAGAACAACACACAGCACTCTCAACTGCTGTTGAAAATATCAAGAACACGATTGATGGTGTACAAAAGCGTGTCGATGCAGTAGAATCAGAGACTGCAATTAAGAAGTCCTCTGACCTTGGCGGGTCTCAGGAAGTAATGATCAAAAAATCAAAGTGGAACGGTTCTTTCCTTGGTTCCGTGAACGAAATTTTTAACTAAAAAAAAGGTAGGTGAAAATATAAAATGAGTAATGAAAACTTAGAAAAAGCTATCGCTGCAGGTACAACTGCAACAGGTACTTTTGCAGGAGTTACAGGCCAATCTGGTACGCATAAAGCAGGCGAATCAGGCAACGCAGGTCTCCTAAACGCAGAACAATCAGCTCGCTTCCTGGACTACATGTTCGACGCTACCGTAATCGGTAAGGTCGCTCGTACAGTTCGTATGAAGTCAGACACATCTGAGATTGATCGTATGTCCGTTGGTGAGAAGCTTATGAAGCTTGCAACCGAAGGTGACGATACAGCCGCAAACGGCGCAGTAACTTTCTCAAAAATCTCTTTGACAACAAAGAAGCTCCGCATGGACTGGGAACTTTCAACAGAGTCACTAGAAGATAACATCGAAGGTGCAGATCTTGAAGATCACATTGCACGTTTGATGGCAACACAGGCAGGTAACGACATTGAAGATGTAATCCTCAATGGAGATACTTCTCTATCAAGCGATGCCCTATACAAGTCATTCGAT